AAAAACTGTTCCACAGTGGTTACAAAGATGAATAACGTGCAAGACAACTCGTCCGCGTCACGTTGTTTAAGCTTCCTCTACGGTCACTTCATCACACACATTCTAACTATTACTACGCAACCAAACCGACTGGGTTTACGCGCACATCCGTATTCGGGAAAAAACAAAACCAATTACGGTCGTCATCCTTTACCCTTTTCGTCGCGTTTGGTTTGCGTTTTTGAATCATCCTTCTGGTCGCGATCCAACGACTTTGAGCGCTGCGGTCCAAACAACTTAGCATACACTGAGTCATCTACCACACGCGTTTTAATCTTCTCACCGGCAAAATAACTTTCTCCAATTACCTGCCCGTGTTGCACAACGCCTGCTGCGCTCTGTTTCGCATCGATTTCGGGACCAACACTCCGTTTGCCCTCCCATTTCTTTGCTACTTCTTTGCCATCAGACGCCACCACTACCGGTGTCGTGCAAACACTTTCAATTTTGCGCGTCTTACGAAATTCCAACAGTAAGGCGGCAATATCCTCCTCATCCTCTTTTTCCTGCTTCTTAATAACTTCTTTAGTTAACGTATCGTTTATTTTGGTAAGGAAAATATCCAACCCAATACCAAAAGTGAACGGTGCAATACCTGTTGCTACATAAGCCACAACCGTTGATGATGACTGCAACTGCATAACACCCGGAGCAGCCATATTAAAATACTCATCATACACCCACTCCTGTGTGTGCGGAAAACCTGAACTGTTAATAGTTTGCGACAAACCAGTAACACCAGTGGTATCATCCAACATTAATGTAACTGGTGAGACAGAACCACCAAGGAAAAAGTTATTGGGAATACCATTCCAAAACTCTGCTACATCGCCCGGTGTAAGCGTACGGCAAACGCCACGATACTTAATATTCCACAACCCTGCTGTCGGTAAGGAAAATACTAAACTACCATCCGCACTCGAACCGTACACCAACAACGTACCGGCATTAGAACCAGGTAACGGTGCAAGTAGAGGCGATGGCGGCAACTTTAAACTCTCAATAGAAGTTCCAGTGGCTGGTAACACTGCAGGAGTGGTCCACTGATAATGATCAGTACCAAAAGCTGGAAACTCCTTCGTCTCCAGCGCAGTTTCAATATCACGCTCACCGACCCACCATACGCCCTTAACTATGACGTCAGCGGTAACAACAGCTGCTGGCGTACCTGTAGCATTAGTCACTCCCTCAGACCACACCTGTACGAAACCATAATCATACTGTTGAAGGTCAAAAGCATCAGGGTACGACGTTTTCGCGTCGCCATCAATAATAACACCGGCTGGCAAGCCCGTACGAATAAGTTTCAACTTATCATCAACACCAAACTTCTTATCGAAACTAACCACAACGTCTTTATGCGGTACCTTCCACTTCGTACCAGCATGGTTCTCCGCCTGCACAGAGCTCGTCAATTGCGGATGCTTAGCATCATACACAATAGTAATACCATGCTTACCACCAGTAAAATCACTCGCTCGCGTACGCAACCGCACCGTCAAACCACATCCCGGCTTACACAGTGAATGTCGCAAATTGATACGCGCTGGCTGAGCCAGATACGTTGACAGACCATCCAAAATACCACCCGCTACAGGTGGCGACAACTCCGGGCTCAAACCCGGATTCAACATTTTCATAAAAGTTGTCTTAAAAGAACCGTCCGATGATGACGTAACGGTACCAATAATTTCTTCAAACGGTATATACATACCCGAACGCGCTCGCGTCGGAGCCTGCCCCTTAGCTGACGACATCTTGCCAAAATTTTTGCGTCCACCACGGCCCTTTCCACGTGGTTTGAAGCGTCCAACGTTCTTTTTCTTGCTTTTCCCTTTGGGAGCGTTGCGCATCGCTTTCTTTGCAGCATAATTGGCTGCCTCGCGTATAGCTGATTTGATTTTTGGCATACTGCTGATCAAACTGCTGTTTCTTCTCTTTCTCTGTAAAATCGCTCCTTGCGATAAACTTAACTCTTCTCTTTTTGTGCGTCTTCGGCACTGGGGTATAACTACCTCTCGTTTTTGTTCGGCGTTTAGCTTTACCTCGAGAACCGAACTAAATACGAAACCAGATTTCCACCCGGCGCCTTTACCACGATACTTATCAACAGGCCCCTCTTCCTGTAGGACACCAACCACAATGTCCTGCTCACGACTTTCCTCTATCACGAGCTGCTTGAAAGAAAAATCTTCCTCTTCAATAAGTTCCAAGTGCTTCAATGATTGATTAGTGCCTACATGTAACGCTTCCACATCAGCGTCACTCATCTCCGCACATTCAATCTCAAAAAACGTCAACTCACCCTCGCGAGTTATCTGTAACTCAGAGAGATGCGTACGCTTATACATAACAGCATAATCCCGAACAAGTTCATACAACTCCTTATCAGGCCAACAGGCTTGCTGTAACGATAACACCCGCAAATACTGCGATTTCGGATCATCCTTCTTACCACCATAAGCTATTTGGCATAACACTTTCTCGCGATCTGGTATAGCGCACCACGTACTACTACGTAGCACCCACCGACAACTCAAGTAACTTAAGTCCTCCAGTCGCGTACTAACGTCACACACTTTCATCGTAAATCCGAAATGCTTATACGCCTCTGCGTAACCTTCTTGTGTAAACCACGGATATCGATCCTGGTTTATAGCTCCTACTTCATCGTCACCCACACATTTCATCCAAATATTGGTGAAAATACGCTCATACAACGCGGCCACGGTCATCCGACGCCACGAATCTTTGCCCATCATGTGCAAAAAGGCATAAATATCAACCAATATATGACCAATGGTGTTTTTGAGAATGGTAATAAATAGGCCCGACCCCATTCCCTTTATCTTATTAACGATTTCACCCCGTTCCAAAACTACAGGGCCAAACGCGTTCATAAACGCTAAAGTCTTCGATATTTTCTCCCAACGAGGTGTTTGGTCATGCTTCGGCAAAAGCTGGAACAACACATCACGCGTCGCTTCCAATAACTCAGCCGGCATGTCCCGATCCCATCCGGACACGTCAGCTGATAAGAAAAGCGGATTATCACTACCCACTATCTTCAATTGTCGATACAAACGATCCCAACCGCCATGGTATTGCGAAATACCCACAGCACTCCACAACGTATCATGGTTCTTCACCATCGCCTCTCCTTGCGACTTATACAACATTGAATGCACGATATGCGTGTGGAGCCCACCTGTCATAAACGTACGTGGGGCTTTACCAACTTTACGTAATTCCCATTTACTCGTACTCTGTAACGGATCCGGTATAGGTTTGTCAGTTTCCAGCGCGGCGAAAAAATTCCAAAAATTATTATCAAAAAAATCCAACTCCATAGCTTCCGCCTTCGTCTGCACTAACTGATTATAACCAAAACCAGGACTAGTACTCGTTACCATCGAATTTTTTACATCATCAGCTGTGACCACCCCTGCTCCTTTCATAGCCGAACGCAAATGGTCTTTCAGCAACCTCTTTGCCGCCGTGAGAATTTCATCGTCAATCTCCACGACGGTAGGTGCCCAATAACGGGCCGCCTCCTCATATCCTTTCTCAGTTGTGATTAATGGTACACGCCACTTATCTGGCGGTACTGGCATCCCTCTATTTTTAGCGTACTCGATAAAGCCATTATCGACACGCTCTACGTGTTTATGAATAACTACCCGTGGCATAAAATGCGCCAACGGTACGTGATTAAAGTGTTTACGAAACTCAAACGACACACCCGTGTTTTTCCGACGCCACATGTCTTGTGTGAACATCGGGCGATACATATTAGTATACGCTTCCCAATCAAACACGGGTTGTATTAGTTTTTTGATTTAACAGCAAAAACCGCTCCAAGCTGTTTCGCCGTTACCATCCGATTATCCTGCCCCGGTGTAAGTTTCTCACCCACAATTCCTCGGTGCATACCCACAACGTGCCAACCCCCTTTCGAGGCGTCTTGGGAACGCTGCCATACAAATGCGCCACTAACACCATCCGCCGTCCAATGCGCGTGAGTATTCTCCATCATCGTCATCGCTTCAGATACACTTCCTACATCATATGTTACCGACGTCAAATGGGATTTACCCTGTTTCCATGCACCCAACTTTGCATAATCTTCCGTAAGGAATACCTTCTTCCCTTTCCACGCCATTTCACGCGGCACTGAATACCAATCCTCCTCAACACTGTATTCACATTGCGGTGTATTTAACGTCAAATACACTCGTTGCGGTACACCTTTCTCATCTTTAGCGTAAACAACCAATGTTGTACATTTCTCTGGCGCCCACGAATCCGTAAAGGCATGATAATTAGTGAAAAAACGATTCTGAATGGAACCACCATTTTCCGCAAACGTGATATCTTTATCCTCAATACCCCTCTCACCAGCTACCTTCTTTGGGTTCAACGCGTACACACCCGTAATACACTTACGCGCTTCAACCTCATTAAACGGATATTCACGATGTTGTGTTTGCACAACGACATCTTCTTCCGCCACCTTTGGTGCCACAGGGATACGCGTTTTAAACTCAATTTTATTTGCAGCTTCGGGTTTGAAATGAGTTGCGCACGCTAATGCACCGGCAGCAACCATCGGATTGGATCCGGCATTTATAGACGCGGTGACACTTTGCTTCGCCTTGTACTCTTTTGCCTTTTTCTGGGCCTCCGACTCAACACCATCCCATTTCTTTGCGGCTTGCAATATCTCTTTCGACAACGGTACAGCCTGCGCCCGAATAGTACGACTGGCTACCCACGCTTTGTACTCAGCATAGGGAACCTTAAAACGACATTTGCCACAATCAGTGATGTGCGAAGCATAATCAGCACACTTCTTCGACCAATCTTTTTTCGACAACACTTTCTTTTCCGACTTCAAATCCTTAACACACGCTTTAGCGTGGTCTGCACACATAATAGTGTATGACTTCTTTTCAAAATCAGAGATACCGGCAGCCGAATACGTAGCAGCCGCTTGAGCCACCAACGCCGCAGCATACGGCTTAGCAACGGCTGATTGGGGATGTTCATAATCTTCAAAATCCTCTTTACGATCTGCCTTTTCATCATCCTCAGCCATTTGTGCCTTCTTCTCTTCCATCATTTCTTCATACGCATCCTGCTCGTCATCCGCAAACAAATCACTATCCAAAATGTCCTCATTTCGCTCAATATAATCATCCGGACGATCACCATATTGTATATGCTCCAGCATATCGGACACGTCAAAATGTTGAACCTTACACGCTGCCATCCAATCATGCAAATCGGCCGCGCGACCAGGATTACGATTCCACGCATCCTGCACTAACTCCTGACGCCGTTTAATCTCCTCACTGCCAAAACCCACACCAGAGTTAGCGTGTTTCGCAGCAGCAGCTTTACGTTTAATACCCAAATGCAATTTGGCCAAACGCTTGCCGGTACCTTTTTTTGTCGCCTCAGTGAACAACGGCTGTGCACCCTTCACTTGCAACATATACGCCTTATTGAGGTGGCCTAACACATTACCCGGATCGCGCTTAATTTTCAACTGCTGAATAGTGTAATACTCCCATAAAGTCCACACCATTACAATAAAAGCTGCAATAATACGCGTCCACTTTGACGCAACGAAATCACCTACAATATCACCCATGTACTTATGAATGAAATTGTGAATATGTTCCGAATCACGTTTCTTATTCCACAGCTCCGCAAAATTCTTCTTCTCGGGTAGAGTGGACTCCTTTATCGAAACTGCATAAAAAGCGGCTTTTTTGTACGTTACCCACGGCAACAACAACGGATCCTTATCCTTCATTTCGACTGCAATAATCTCCATATAACAGCCCTGGTTATTACGGACATTAGAATACTGATCAGGATTCTTCTCCACATACTCAGCAAACGTTTTACCATAAACTCCCTCAGAACTTTCCCAAAACGTTTCCAAACGATCAGAACCCCACTCCCACACAGTTCGTAAGCCCATGAGGTCCGACGCCAACTCATGCCCCGACAACAAACCGGTTGCTACCAACGCCAACACATCTGCATCACGGATAAACTGAATTGCTTTATCCACACCCAAAGCTAACATCGCAGGTGGGGTAGACGCACCAATAACCAGTCGCGCACGTTCCAAAAAACTACGTGAGTTAAACGCCTGCTTCTTCTCACGCAAGCGATTGTGAATAAAATAAATCGCGGCACTAATTGCGCCAATCGACACGGCTCCTACTGCAATTGGCGGACCATACTTAACTACTGCCTGTTTAACCTTCATAGCGGCTATAGCTCCTGAAGTATATGCACCGACCATCTTCACTTTCTCACCAATTCGTGAAGCGACTGCAGCGCCTGCACCAGCAGCCACACTTCGCGTACGACATAACAAACACTCTGAATCTTTACAATCCACGTGTCCTGCAGAAGTAGATGCTGGTGTCGCAGCTGGCCGAATAAAACCTCGCACACGCTGCAACAAACTCCCCCAAACTGTCGGCCCCTCTTCCGACGACACTCCTTCTTGCGCTACCTGCGCCACCGCAGCTGCCGCCTTCTGTTCTGCTTGTATAGCCTCAGCTGCCATTGGTGAAATTTCATACTCCTCATCTCCCTCTGTGTCCACAATATAACGACACGGCTTAGGGTAGCGGTGCTTTATCATCTCTAAAACATGCGTGTCGGCATCCTTCCCATCCCAATTAGCAAACCATGCCGTCATCTCACCATGCGTGGCACGAAATTCATAACACGCATTAAAAAACGCCACTATTTGACGCTCTGATGCGAACGACAAACCTTTCCCCTGTACCTGCCCCTCTTCAGTACTCCAATCGAGATAATATTCACTCAAAGATGTTTCACCATCCATTTCACCGCTACCCCGTACAGCCAGACGCGAGTTTGCGCGGTCAGCATATACAATGTCGCGTTTATTGTCAACCGCAAGCGGGGCCGCCCGGACACAACCCGGGTCGGCGGCACCTACGGTCGACATATCGACCAAAACAACTTTATTATCACCGACTCCAGGGCCGGTGACAACAGCGATGGGGGCCACCGTAAG